ATGCTTGTTCAACATCAACTATTTTAAATCCTTCAACACGCCAAAACTTACCATTACGAAATGCACTGTCGCCTGTGCTGCTAGCATCAAATATTACTTCGCCATCTGCTTTAAAGCATAGGTAATCGGTTGTAGTGGCTGCTACCATTCGTCCAGTATACGTTCCAGCTCCAACTACAATGTCTTGATATCCGCTTCCTCCATCTTCAGCAGCAGCAATTGCTGCTTGTATTGTTTTGAATGGTGCTGTAGATGTTCCTGCATTAGCATCGTCTCCGGCTACTGCGTCTACATAATAATCACCTGATAATGTCCATGCCATAATTATTTACTTTGTATTTCAAATGTTTCTGTTACATGCTGTCTGACGTACGTGTTTCCGTCGTATGTATAATTAGTAGTACGTATATAATTGTAATTGTCATATGAAGACTCAGTCCATTGTTGTTGAGTTATTCTTGGTATATTAACATTAGCTCCAGAAATAAATGTTTTAACGGGAGTGTTTGCTGTTTCTACTTCTTCAATAAATTGATACACGTTTTCGTCGGTTTGTTTAAAATAACTTAAACCGGTGTTCCATGTTGATCCATTTGGTAGTGTGTGTGTTGCCATAATTCTTTATTATAAATATTAACTTTGTATTATTTGTGTAACTAAACTTGCGCTATATGTTAGAGTGTATAATTTGTTGATTCCATCAGAGCCAGTAACTGCTATGCTTAATGGATTTCCATCTGCAAATGACCCGGAGTATAATATGTTTGTTATTTGCTCGGTAGACCCAAAACTTTGTGTTACTTGTGTAACATTGCTTCCACTATAAACTATACTTGCTGTGGTAAATAAAGTACGTGTTGTACCTTGGTTAGTAATAGAAGCAGGAGTTATTATATCTCCTGTTGTTAATGAAGCAGATATTACTGTTGTGTCTGTATGTCCAATTCTAAGTTGATTAGACATTGCAGCTTCTCCTAAACTACCAGATCCAATAATTATATTACCACTACCATTCTGAATATTATATCCAGCATAATAACCTAATCCAATATTATCAGATCCGTCTCGTACTGTATATAATGAGCCAGCTCCTAATGTTGTATTTTTATGTCCGTCTCTTATAGAGTAAAGTGCAAAACTTCCTACGGCTACACCATAATCAGCATCTGCTCCACCAACGCCTTTTGCTGCTTGATTTCCTATATAAACATTTTGTGTACCATCTGTTTCATATCCTGCAGTATGACCTATTATTACATTTCTTGTATGTCCTGATCCTCCTGCGCCTTGGCCTGCATCTGCTCCTATTATTACATTAAACATTGCATTAGTTGAATGTAAAACTTGGCCTGCTCTTCGTCCTATTATTACATTTTCACCAGCTTGTGTAAGTGCTTTTCCTGCATCTGTTCCTATTAGTACATTACGATCTCCAATAGATAATGCTGATCCAGCATCCTTACCTAAAATTATATTATCTGTTGCTCCACTACCAAGTGAACCTCCACTTCCTGATCCTATAACTACATTTGACGTTATACCTTTTCTTCCAGGAAATTCTACTGAACCAGATACTAATAATGAACCAGTTATAACTGCATCACCGGTGAATGGAAATGGTGATATTCCTGATAATTGAGATCCATCTCCAATATATGTTCCAAATGATGCTGTTGAATTTGATTTACTACTAGATAATGACCCCGAAATTATTATGTCTCCAGTATCTAATGAAGCAGATATTATTACGTTATCAGCATGTCCAATTCTAAGTTGTCTTTCTAATGCTGAAGCTCCTAAACTACCAGATCCTATAATTATATTTGCGTTCCCGGTTAATATAGAACGACCGGCATTCATTCCAACTAATATATTTTCATCACCTGCACCAACACCATACCCTGCTTCATACCCGATTGCTATGTTGTAATTGCTACCGCCACTATTACCACGCAATGCAGTCATACCAATAGCAACATTGTAATTACCTGTGCCAACTGCTCCTGCTTGATATCCTAAAAATACATTGTCTGTCCCACCTTGTGTTCCTGCTTGATCTCCAACTAATACAGATCTGTGTCCTACGGAACTAAAGCCAGCATTTCTACCTATTGCTACATTGCTTCCTCCAGTACCAACACCATCACCAGCATTTGTACCTATAATAACATTGTTATCACCAGTTGTTAAATTTGATGCAGCATTATTACCTAACACAACATTATTGTCTGCTCCAGCTTGCATGGATGTACCAGCACTAGGACCTAACACAATGTTATCTGCATCTAATGTAAATGCATTGAATGAGCCGGATATTGTTAATGATCCGGTTATAACTGCATCACCGGTAAATGGAAATGCCGGAGGATTATTTAATAAATGTGACGCTGTTACTGCAAAGCTAGCACTCTCTACTGACATTGAAGCAGTTTGAGAATTAGTTATGAAAGATGATAAATCTTGATCGCCAGTATTTGTTCCGCTTAAATTAGATGCTACGATGGTTCCACTTGCACTTATATCGCCTGATGCTTCATATCTGCCAAATGATGCAGTTGAAGATGCACTACCTGATATGTTACCAGCTGGAAATTCTATATTGTTTCCATCTATTATAAATTTATCATTAGTACCTAAAGTAGCGCTACTATAACCTCCTTTTGATATTCTAAAAGTATTACCAGTATCATCGGCACCAAAAACATATGCATAATTTTCATTACTATCACCGACTTTAACATACACATCTTTCCCACTACCCCCATTAATGGACTCTAATTCTAAAATAGGACCTGGTGATGCTGATTGTCCTCTTAAATGTATTTTACTACCTGATATTAATAATGATCCTGTTATTTGAGTATCTGTATTGATTTGTAATCCTTTATCAGGAGATATAGATGCAGTAACGCTACCACTTGCAATTCTAGATAAATTTAATCCAGTTATTCCTGATGCTGGTATATTGATTAAACTAGAACCATCTCCAACAAAACTTCCACTAAATGTTCCTGTTCCTGATGAAGCAAAACTTGAGCTTAGTACTGACATTGAAGCAGTTTGAGAATTTGTTACAAATGACGCTGTTGCACTATTATTTACGAAAGATGCTGTTGCTGAACTTGTTACAAAACCTAATGCAGTTATCTGACCCGATCCGGATACTGTGCCAGCTGGTATTGTTGGTGTGTTTAATGCGTGTGATGCTGTTATGGCAAAGCTAGCAGTTTCTGCATAACTAGAAGATAATTCATGAGTAATTTCATGTGATGCTGATATCGCAAAACTTGCAGATATATTATACAACACGTTTTCTTGAAGTTGTCCAGGCCTTATTTGTCTTGCCATTATGCCCATCTCCCGTTAACAATAACAGTGTCAGTATTTAAAATATCATATCCCAATATTGCAGTATCAAATACTATTGTTTGCGTTGTGTTTGCGTCTGGTGTCCATGTGTATGCTGCTTTGTCTATGTATTGTCCGTTTATATATACGTCAAATTCATTGACAGATGCAAATGTTAAATTACTCGGATTAATTTTAGGTGTTCCGGTAACAGTAACAGTTGTAGCAGAAATAAATGTAGCAGTTTTATCTACTAATTCTATTAAGTATGCAAATGAATTACCGTCGACAGTTGTGCTAGCACCTCCACCGTTTACTATTACACTACCTCCTCCAGCAATAGTTTGTGACGCATTTAAAAGTTGTGCTGGTATTTTTGTTGTTTCAAATATATTATTATCCACATCGATGACCGTTTGAAACACTACTTTTTTAACAGAATACATTTTTTTAAGAGTTGATTTTCTTGTTTCCTGTTCTGAAAGCAACGTACCCATAACCGTTAACGGAATAGTTGCTCTAACTAATCTGTCTTCGCCTACTGTGTTTACTGTTTCAAAACTAACGCTACCCATTGAAGTAGCAAATTTATTAGATTCATTGCCCCATGCAAATCTACCATATGGCATTATTTGATCTACTAAGTCATTCATTTGTGTAGTAAAATCGCACCAAAGCATCATGTCATATTCTATGTTAACATATTTAGGTACATCTACAACATATATTTTTTTAGATTCAACTGGATCGTTTGTTGGTATAGGAAACAATTCATCTTCATATCTGTTTCTACTATTATATTTAGCTCGATATATTAATTGATTTCCAGGTTGTGGTCTATTTACATCTAATGTTCGTGTGTTATCTCTTTCTTGCATTGAATTGCGTTTAAGCATAATTAAAGGAGATTGAAGCATTCCTTTTTCATCACGAATATATCCAAGACGTCTAACATTGTCCCATTTTTCTCCATTAGAAAATATTACAGGAACGTCTATTAAATTTTTATTTGAAGTTATTTGTGGTTGTATTTCGTTTTCAATATACCATTTTATTGCATAGTCAATATCAAATACAGTTCTTTTTGCAGTACGTATTATATCATCATCACGTCTTACTTGTTCTGCCCTGTTTAAAACAGGATCATCAAATAAACCTTCAGTGCGTTTAGGATTTGGTTTATTTGTTTTACGATCTATATTTTGTCTGTTTTGTCTAGGCATTATTTAGCTCCATATGCTGGAGAATTATTATTGCCTCCAAATCTAATATCTTTAATAGCTTGTGGTGTTTGTCTTGTTGCATGAGCATCAACTACAATTGAAACACTGTATCCGTGACTTTCTCCATTTGGCCACGTATCTGGATTCTTACCTGCAAAATATTGATTTGCGTCTACATTGTCTACTTCAAAATATTCATTGTCCCAAAACACAATATCTCCAACTTCAGGATAAAAATCTGCTTTAACTAATATATCGCGAGATATTGCAAATTTAGAAGAACGTGTATATGTATGACCATAATCATCCATTGCAGAATTTTTATCGTCTTTGGTAATTAAACAAGGTATCAATATAGAATCGTAATATGATTTATTTTCAGACTCACCATATATGTTAGAATTAGAAGATTCTACTACTAGTTTATAGAATTCAATTTCTGTGTCAATTACAGCGTTTAATAATTCTGAATTTATAGCAGCTAAAAATTTAGCATCTCGTTGTCCTCCAAACAGTGCCATATTTTACCTCCTATCCTACATATATTTTTAATGGAACTTTTCCTAGTATTTCCATTTGTTGTGTTGCTTCTGCATTTTGTCTTGTTAACATTTGTTCTTTAGTTAACTTGTCTAAAAACTCTTTAAGTTGTGTTATTAACGCTTCTTTCTCTGATTGACCTTGTGATACTAAATCTCCTCCATTTAGTGTTACCTCGCCATTTGGAATTGGAACATTTGAATATTTGCTTCTAACATATCCTAATGTTTCTTTGATAATGGCTGCACCATATCTATATATCCAACTACGCCCCATATCATTAATGTTAGCGTACTTTTGATATGAGTATGGTATATTAGATGCGTCCGTAACTACATTGTTTAAAAGTGCGCTATTACCAAATAACAAGCCACTGTTTCGTTTATCTTTTTCATATATAAACTCAAACCAAACTCTATCAAAAAATGGAGTAGATATAGTTCCTTGTGTTCCTGGTACCGGATATATTTTTAAATCATCTCCGTGTATTTCAAATGAAAATGCAGATTTACGTATTCTGTCATTGAATTCAATAGTTTGTATGCGGAACAAATCCATATGCAATGGCATCATCATAAAGTTTACACTAGGAGAAAATCCTCCAAAATCAAATGCGTCTAATAATTGTTGTGACCCTAATCCTGTACCAACAAATGGATCAAAGTATCTAACAATTGCTGGTGGAGTGTTATGAAGTACTCTGCGTATTTCTATACCATCTGTATTTTCAACTTCGATTCCTAATGATGCAGATACTGCTTTTCTAATACTATATGTTTGATGTCCATCCTGTACATCAATTGACGCCGTATACCATTTAACGTCTCCTCCACTGTCTGCTTCAGTTCCATATGCTTTTGATAACTCTGAAATGTAATTTAAATTACCTTTTACTAATGCTCCAGTAAATCCATCATCAGTTAAAAAACTAGAACCAGTGTCTACGCCTAGGGTATTTATTAAATTATTAACAATATTAATCTGATTCACTTGATTAGAATATTCTATAACCGCTGCTTCAAATGCCGTGTAAAAATTAATATCAACTAGTTCAACATCCATAATTGGATAACCAACATGATTGGCAGCAAATTTTGCAAAACTATCTGCTTCACTTTGAAAGGACGTGTCAGCATCAAAAAAACCAAATGGTGTTTTTCCTGCACTAAATGAAGAGCTTCCGGGCCAAATTGGTTTGTTTTCTGAGTAGTCCATTAATATCCTTTAATATAAATATCAATACTTTTCATTTAGGAGGTTCAAAATTTCTTCTAATGACTCATGCCTATGATTATCTGTTAAGATTATTTCATTAACATATTTAGATTCCTTTATTTTTGGCACTTCGTGTATTGCAGAATCATTGCTAAATTTTAAATCAATTTGATATCTATCACCACATAAAATCATAGTGCTATGTTTGCCTAGCCGACTCACAACCATTTGTAATTGTTGTTTAGTTAAGTTTTGAAATTCATCTACAATGCATATAGAATGATCAAAAGTCCGGCCTCTAAAATGTGCAAGACTTACTAATTCTATGTTTTCTTCCTTTTCCATTTTTTCTAATAAATCCGGCTTATTGTAAACTTTTCTCATATTGCTTCGTATAGGAACAAGCCATTCGCTCATTTTTTCTTCTAATGAGCCAGGAAGAAATCCATTATCTTCTGTAGACACTGTTGGACGAGTAATAATGATTTTATCTATTTCTCGTTTAAAGTATTTGTCTAATGCTACTTGAACTGCTAACAATGTTTTACCCGATCCAGCTTTTCCTAATATAAAATTAAACGGCGTTGTTAGTATTTTGCTTTTGGCTCGTTTTTGCTCTTCTGATAATGTTATAGAAAATTTGATACTGTTTTTTGGAGGGGTCTTGACCCGATTTGATGTTGCCATGTTATAAACTTTTTAACCTAATTTTGTGAGGGTTGGTCTTCTATAAGACAAATCTTTAAGTGTTTCTATTTTACCTAAACACATTCGTCTAATTGCTTCAAATGATTTATTTGGTGGATATGGTGTTAATATTTTTATTTTTACTAACTCTTTGTTTGGACCTAAATCTTGTTCGATATGAACCATTAAAACTAAACGAACGGCCCTTATACGATCTAATACATCTACAAGTCGTCCGTCATACCGTATGTCTGCAAACATTTCGTATTTCGTTCTTGGTACTGCCATAGTATTGCTTTTTTATATAAATATCAAAACAGTAAAAAAGGGAGCCGAAGCTCCCTTTTCCCATTCAATCGTTAATTCTTTAAATTAAAAAGTGTTTAACTATTTAACTATTAAAGAGTTTCCAATCCTTTCACGTATACTTTTCCGTAGAATTCTGGACGAACTACTTTTTTCGCGTAACGTGTCATGACACCTTTTCTTGGTGTGAAGTTTACTGGATCGTAAACTAATGGAGTCATGATGAGAGGAACATATGGAGAGAATACCGCACCTGTTTCTAGGAACTGTGCACCCCTGAAGCCCATTAATATAATGTTCTCTTTCATGTATGGATTTTTGTATACAGTGTATCTGTTATTGATTGCACCAATCTTTTGTACACCTGCTGCAAATTCCATTTTAGTTCCATCAGTGTCTGCAGCAAATCCAGGAATAGATTCTAGGATAGTTGCGACTGCCGGAGATGTAACTAAGAAGTTAGCACCACCACGCAATGTTTTCTGATGAATTTTATTTGAAACTTTCTGCAGTTTAGTACCAAGTGTTTGGAACCATCCACCTTGCGTGTTATAGAACCCGCCAGTAGTAGCAGACGTTTGTGTAAACGCATTTCCACTGTAAATTTCATTGTTTACTGCTGACCAATACTCAGTAGTTGGAGCAGAAGCAATCAACATGTCAAGAATCTCTAAATCAATCTCCATTGATACATACTCAGATAACATTGAAGTTAATTCTGCCTCAGCATCAATTGAGTGATAAGCGTTAAGGTCTTGCGCGAACTCAGGAGTCCATACAGCCTTTAACTTACGAGTCTTAGCAACGATTGGCTCAGACTGAAGTTCCAAGTTAACTTCTGGAATATCAATATCTGTACCGTCATTGATACCATTGCCGGCGCTAGCTGGGTTACCCTTAAATGGATCAGCATCTTCAAAGTCACCTCTTGTGATATCAGTAGGCTGTTTGCTATAGTTGAGTTTCAACCCACCTACAATACCTTTAGCTTGATGAATATTTGCTGCTTCAGAAATTGCAACAACAAATGATGCAGTATAGTTAGCATCAATAGTTGAGAATGCTTGCACAGGAACAATTTCTGTAGATCCAGATACCAATGTAAATGATCTAACTGCTAATTTATCTGCGTCAGTTGGCACGTTAACAGTTAAGTTAAAGTAGGTGCTTGATACTGAAGTAAATGCAGAATCAAAATTTAATGATGCACTTGATGCTGCTTCTGCTGCTGCAGCTGAACCGGTGCTTACTGCAGTTGCTGCTAATGTTGCTGCAACAGTTGGAATAGAATATCCAAATCGACCAGCACCATAAAGACCACCTGAAGGATCACCTGATGTGTTAGTGACACCAAACATAGAGTCATCAGCTTCAGGAGTTCCAAATGGATGACCATTGTCTCCATCAACATCTGCATTGTCATCATCAAATCCTGGAACTGCTGTACCATATTTGAAGTCTAAATAAAATACTAGACCTGATGGCAAGTTCATTGGTTGTACAGAAACAAATTCTTTAGCTGCAAATTCAGCAAAGATTCTTCTTACCAATGGAAGTGCTACACCAGCCCATTCTTCAGAACCAGCTGCAGTACCTGTAGCAGATGATTCTTTTACTAGTTGTCTTGCTTGGTTTTCAAGCAATTGTGCCATTCCGGCTTTTTCAGTCTCACTAGAAAGACCTTCTAATAGACCCGTTCTTTCCCATTTGTTAACGTGAGCTTTCGCTGCACTTCTTTGAGAATCGTTAGGATCTTGTAATAATGAATTAAGGCTCATTTTCTTTTTTCCCTTATTTAATTAAACCCGCTAGTTTTTTCCAACGGTTGGCTTGTTCAAAGCCTTCAGTTAATACTTGTGTTGTTTCTTTGCTTGGAGCAGTTGATGCAACAGGTTTTGATGCCATTGATTTTGACTCTTTAACTACACGCTTTCCTGCCGTAGGCTTATGGAAAGATTCTGCTAAAGTTGTGAATACCAATTTTGCTTCTCTTGTGTTACCCGCTCTGTCAAAGTTTTCAATTACTTTCATTTTTTGACCTTCGTTAAGATCAAAATTTCGGAACAATTTGTTTGTGTAAAGAAGTTTTGCATTTAAAAGATTAACTTCGTTGATGACTGATTTAAGATGAGACACAGTATCATAAGCTTCTTCAAGAGCTTCTTTTGCTTCGTTGCAATTAGATTCTTTTTTAGCGGCTTTCTTCATCTCTTCATCTTTCTTCATCTCTTCATCTTTCTTCATCTCTTCATCTTTCTTCATCTCTTCATCGTTCATGCCTCGCTTCTTTTCTGCAACAAGATCTTCTTCTGCTAAGATTGCTTCAATGAGTTCGTCGATTGATGAATTTTCATTAACGCGGAAGTTGTCTGCTCGATCGCCAATATAATCGGCTCCTCGTTTTTCAGCTGAATACATTTCATTTCGCATCATTTCTTCGTCGTTCATTTCTTCGTCAGCTATGTACATTTCGTTAGATTCTTCATCTGACATCATGCTGCCTCGCTTCTTTTCTGCAACTAGATCTTCTTCTAACTCTTTGATGATTTCTTCGATGCCCATTTCGTCACCCATGTCATCACCATCCATAGCGTCACCCATGTCGTCCATTTCAGCATCCATGTCGTCCATTGGTTCATCCATGTCAGCTTCAGCGCCTGGTTTACTCATAATGTCACCAGTAAAGTCAATTTCACCGTCCATGTCAGTATCAATTTCGATATCACCAACATCCATTGGTTCACCTTCTGCGCCCATGTCGTCACCCATATCATCCATGGCCATTTCTCCGTCCATGTCATCCATTGGTTCATCCATAGCCATTTCATCATCTTCAAGCTCACCGATTAACTCAGTTTCGAGCATGCTTTTGATTCTTGGTTGAAACGCTTCTTGAAGAGCAATCTTTGCATTAGCCAACGCAGTTTCTTTAACAGCTTTAGCGTCCGCAATCGCTTCTTTTAGCAAATCTGATTTTGCCATTTGTTTTCTCCTTAAATTTGTTTTTGGAAATAAGATTATTTGAAATCTTAATAGAATATTATTTTTTATAGACACTATATAGAGATAGCGTATTTCCTTAATAAATATAGCGCTACGTAAAAAACAGTAAAAAAGCCCTAACATTTCTGCTAGGACTTAAAAAAAAATATATTATTTATTAATCGTATTGATGCATATCTCTTATTTTCTGCATGTATTTTGCTTTGATAAGTTGTGCTCTACGCTTTACACTAGGTTTTGTAAACGTACGGTTTTCTTTTAAAGCGTCTAATGTTCCTAGTTGCTTGATTTTTCTTTTAAACGATCTCAATGCAAATGAAATGTCTCCGTCTACTACTGCTACTGCAGATGGTGTACCTGATACGATACTTTTGTGATGTTTGTGTTTTTTACTCATATAACTTGTTTTAAAATTTTCTGCTTGGGCGTCTTCTAGGATTATTACTTCTTGGAGCTTTAAATGCAAATTTACTAAGCTCTGGTAGTTGTGCAAAATATCCTTGAATCTTTTGTGATTCACTTCCTGGATCTTCTCCTACACGAAAGTAAAAATATCCTGTGCGACCTGATTTGGATTTTTCATGCTTGATAATAGTAAATCCTTTTTTAGTAGTCCAACGTTGTATTTCTTTGGCTACTGCCATTGCTTCTTGTGGGTCACGTAATTGATATATAACATGTCCTGCATAGTCTGTTAAATTGTTTACTAGTTGAGCTTCGTCTATAAATTCTTCTGCAGTAAGTTCTTTTTTTGCTTTAGCTAGATCTTCCATATTTTTTGTTAGATCTGGAAGTACTGCATTTAATTCTGATGCTTCTGCAGACGAAATTTCATTCAACCCAAAAAAGTCTCGATACATTTTTTTAAACTTACTCATTATCATGCTCTTATATTATATAAATATATACGTTAAATTCCAAATTATCCTACTTCAAAATATCTACCAACGCCATGTGCTATATCTTCAAATGCTGCTTCCATTCTACGTTCATGTATTAACACTTCATTTGCAGATTTTTGAAATTGTTTGAGTGCTTCATTAATGCCTTTTATTTGACGACTTGCATTTATTGAATCAATCATATCTTCTTTTTCTGTAACAAGTTGTGAAGCAGTTTCAACAATGCTAGTAATTTTTTCTACTACTTCTTTTAACTGTCCTTTACCATATACAGATTCGCCCATTTGCGAAAATGTTTTTACTGCTTCGTGAAATTCACGTTTTTGTTGAGTGGTTAATGGAGCAGGACCTTCTGAAAATACTGTCTGCTTTTCGTTGACATTTTCATTTAATATGTCATGTATTGCGTTTAAATTTTTGCTTTTAAATTTCATGTTATATCCTACATTTACCATCTTCACATAATATTGACGTGATTAGGTTGTTAACTTTATCATATTTATTTGTTGTTTGTCGTTGAACCGATTCATTTATTCCAGCACTTTCAAATCTACCTTTTATTGGTCTTACATATGCTCCATGTGTTGATGGATTACTAACAAAGTCCCAACAAATCAATTCAAAATCTTCTTGAACCTCTACTGTGCCTTCGTTTCGGAGTTCTTTTACGCTGCCTAAGCCTCTGCTAGATATTCCCAATGTAATACCAGCTTCAAACAAAGACTTTAATATTTTACCAGACGGAGTATCTAAAACTTGTATTGTTCCTTTAAGATCATCTCCTTCCCAAAATATTTTTAAAATGTTGTGAGACACATTGTTCAAGTTAACTACACTTGACTCTGGATGATCTAATTCTCCAAGAGCTCTGTTTTGATCTATGTATTCTTTTTGATATCGTTGACATTCTCGCGCCAAAATATTTTTAGGATATACTCTTCCGTTTTGATTTTTAGCTCCCGCTCTTTGCAAAACTCCTTGAACTATCAATGCTCCCGGAACACCATATTTTGCTCCATGTGATTCGTTTATAGAACCAATAGGCTTAAATGGCATATATTCTACTAATAATTTTGACATCTTACTCTCCTAATGATCTAACTCGCTCTGATATTTTAATTAATCGTTCTGATATTTTTCTTAATGCGTTATGCGTCCCACTACTAAAACCAGAATGTGCTATTCCAGATTCAGTTTTTAATCTACCAGTATATTTAACAGTCTCTTCAATTTCTTTTAATTTTTTAGCTACTTCTCGAATAGCACTGTTAACAGTCTGTTTAGGATTTGAATTTGGTTTTCCTAAAGCAAAATCACGATATCCTTCTATAAGTTGTTCATACTTACGATCCATTGCTTCTGCAACGCCAGGATATTTCATTTCCTTTTTTTCTTTTTTAGAAAATGAATATTTTGTAGGAACCGGAGCTACTCCTGCTGTAGTAGACATTTCATCTAACTCTTCTCCATTACATGGCACATGATCACATTTTTCATCTTTACCATCTCCATCATCATATTTACCTTTTGCTTCTGCTTTCACATCATCGCCTGGCTCATACCATATACCATCTCCATCATTGTCCTGCCATCTTTTTTCTTTTTCATCTAGCGCTTGAAAATTTTCAACTATTTGTTCTAAGAATGATTTCATTTGTGTACCCTATTTAATTCGTCAATCAAATCCATATAACGCATCAATGATACTATATGCGATTCTTTTAATCGTTTCATTGTTTCTACGTTGCAAAGCATTTCAGAAAGTCGTTCAACTTTTATTTTAGTTACTTTATCTGTTATGTGTTTAGCATGTTCTGCTAAACGCGTTTTCAACGTAGGAATAACTTCACTAACATATTCACGCAATGCTTCTGTGTCATTAACATTGGTAATATATTTGTTCAACAACTGTTTCTGTGATTCTGAAAGCACTGAATACTTGTCGTTGAATTTGTCTATCATTATTTTATATGTTAACAATCTTGTTGCTTTTTCTTGTTTTGAAAATTCTTCAACAAGCGTAGGTTTTGCCGTCTCTTTCTTTTCTGTTAACAGCGTGTGTTCCAGTATTGCATTTTTACATTCCATTAATCGTTTAGGATTATCAGAGTCTTTATATTCAAACAACATGTATATTGAAGCTAAAGCTTTGTAGTTGTTTATGTGTATTTTAGCAACACGTTCAAACACAAAGTTTTCAGATATTTCTTTTACCAGATTGTATCGTTGCCGTTTCAAAACACTTTGATTGAGACGAGCATATGATTCTCTAATGGTTCTGATAAAATCTAAAGCACGTGCCTCAGTTTTGTGTTGTTCTTTTATCAATGAATTATATAATTGAAGTTCTTTTGCTAACTCTGTGTTTTTGCCGAAATATTTTTTTATAATATCAACAGTTACAGTTTTATCAGAAGACATTGTTTCTGAAGTTAACTTTCTAACAAGCATCTCGAAAAGTATTCCGGTATTCTTGTATTTTGAATGTTTTAGTTTTTTCATACTGCAGCCAGTAGTTTTCTTTATTAATAAATATAGTTAAGACGATAAAAGATTGTTTTCATCTAACATGGATCCTGAATCTCTATCTTCAGAAGAAGAATTCATAGTTTCTGTGATGATTTTTTGTCCTTTTTGCTTTCTATAATAATTTAAAACGTTTTGAGCTTCTGCAGTCATCGGCCGTTTACGTTTAGTAAGATCCGGCTGAAAAGCAGTCTTCTGATTTTCAGGGTCAAACGCTTGTTTCAACGTTTTCTTACCAGTTGGATCCCATCCAAATTCGTTTGCATGTTGTCCTGATTTGATTCCCTCTTTAGGTCGACCGCCTGGGTCTTTTTCTTCAACTTCGTCTGAACTCATATGTAATGAAGCCAAGTCGTGTGGCGTACCATATGACACTCCAGTTATAGTAGGATCGTTGCCCTCTTGTTCAATTTGATTTTGACGGAATCTTAATTTTAAATCTTCAATAACATTGGTTCTTTCCTGCAACCATTGTTCTTCGGACATGTTAAATATAAACTCGTATATGTATTTATCTGACACTAATTTGCTGTCTTTCATTGTGTTAGCTAAATTTATTTTTTCATTCATCAATGCAACTTTTTGTTGATCGTAAATGATTGACGGAGCAGTTAATGATAAGTCAAATCCTATTAGATCTTCTCCTTCATAGCCTTGTGTTGCTAGATGCACAACACCTATTTTATACAGTTCTGAAATTACTATTTTTTGTATTCTTTCTATGGTTCGAGCAAATCTAATATCCATTGAAGCCAACGTGGTTTTGCCTTCAACACCTTCATCATATCCTAAAAATGGCTTTGGTATCTTTAGTGCAGCCATCATTTTATTTTTAACATACTCAATGTCATCAGTACCGGTCCATGTCATACCAGGTAGTGTGTCTATGGTGGTTGATGATTGTCCTCCGCGCACCGGTAAAAAGTAATCTTCAAGCATATTATTGATGTTAAACTTGAGATTGTAGTTACCTGTTTTTTGATCTACGTGAGGAATTTTTTTCATCTTGTTGATAATTTGCTGCATAAATGTATCAACTTCATTGGGAGGTATATTCCCAATGTCTACCTTGAATATACGCTTTTCTGGTGCTCGCATTATTCTGTGAATAAGCATTGCATCTTCAAGCATTGTTAATTTTTGAAATTCTTGTCTTGCTCCTTCAAGCATAGAACGACCATATGGTAAAAAGTTTGAGTCGGATAGCAAACGAAAGTGCGCCATTTCATATACTTCATACTTTTCATCATACCCAGAAATATGTTTAAACTCAATTTTATATTCACCAGTCTCTTCATCATATTCTTCGTAACGCTCTATTTCATAACTAGAAAATGGTCGAGCATTAATGATTCCAATTTCATCTGCAATGTCTAGTTTCAAGAAGAAATCGCCATACTTAGTTATGTTTCTAATCCATGCCCACATATTAAAATCAATATTCAAAATGTCATAATATAAATTGTATAGTATTTTTTGAATCTTAGTGTTATTGGTTTTAATAGTTAGTATATCGCCGAACTGATCTTCGAGTGTCGACTCATCTGAGTATATATCTAATGCAGAATGTATAATGGGGTCTCGGTCCATCATTTCATAATCAGTATACAATTGTATACGATTTTGATGCATATAATAGTTTGAGTCATAGCCTCCATGAATGCCACCTACTTTGTGTTTATTCGAGCCATGAAGTCTGGTATATCGGTCTGCTAATTTGGTTTGAGCCAAGTTTCCAACAGACTGTAAACGATTTGTGTCAACAACTTTTAATTTGTTTTTACCATAAGTTCGTACGATAACATTGGTACTAAACAAATTTTGCAAACGTTTTCTTAAAGATGCCATATAGTATTTCTTTTATTATAAATATAAGACGTTAAAGATCCAAGTAAAATTTATAACAACCAAGTCAAGCCTTCATCGTTTTGACCGTTATTCCAATCCCATCCAAAATCTTTTGGTTTGTTTTTTCCTGTATAAATAACGTTATCTGATTTTTGAAAACCTGATAATGCTCGTTTATTTAAATCAATTCCTTGTTGTCTTAATTTTAAAGATGTGTCTCGCAGCCAAAGTCCAATACAAAAACTCATAACAAGGTCATCATTATAACCTATTTGTGATTGTGCTTTACCATTCAACCATATAAACACAAACAGCTCTTGTATGAGTCGTTTACTTCGTATAACAGGAGTATTCTCACGCATATACATTTCTAATGCAGATATCATTAATGGACGTGTTCTGCTTGTTGTGGACACTCCAGGAACCATTTTAGATTTATCTTTCATGTCATATCCTTTTTGTAATTGAACATCGACATCTACATATCCGTCATCCTTATATGTATAAAATAAATTTTCATAGTTTCTGTCTAATGCTGGCTGAATTGCAGCCCAACCTATATTTGCATTTTCAATTGCAAGTAAAGCATTGTTCCATTCTGTTGCAACTGTTACTAACATGTTTCCAAAATCTTTAGGCGGAAGTTTGCCTTTATACTCTGCTACTTGCGTAACCGTTTCAACTTCTATTACGTGAAATGCAGACCAATCCGCACTATCTCCCCGGGCGACGTCAGCTACTACTATGTAATTTTTTGAATAGTCTGGATATTCCCATACCCAATAAGCATTGTCATATCCTCGTTTTTCTATAGGTTCACAACATTTTTCTTCATATTCCAATAAAACTTTACCGTCGACTACAGTATGACCAGAGCTTACAAAATCACAGTCACACTCTTGTGCTGCACCCCTTTCGCCTAGTAATTGTGTTTGTTCTTGACGCCAATCATTGTCTCGTTCTGGATGCACTGTCCAATGCAGTTTAATGTTGTGCCATTGTGTTTGTGCATTAGTTTCTCCGTCGACCCAAGTTTTATGAAACCAATTACCTACACCATTTGGAGTAGATAAAACTATTGCACCACCGCCAGTTGATAGTGTTGCTTGCGATGCTATCCATATCTCTTCAATGTTTCTAATAAACGCAGCTTCGTCAATTATTAATAATGACAACGCTTCTGAACGTGCTCCCGTTCCTGCACTTGACACGGCTTTTATTTGAGAACCATTTTTAAATTTTAAAGATAATTTATTGTCTGCTTCTATAGTACCTTTAAGCCAACTTGGCAAATTGTCGTGCATTACACGAACTTTAGTAACCAAGTTTTTTGCTACTTCTTGTGTAGTTGCAATAACCAACACGTTAAAGTCTTCGTTAAACAACATGCTCCACAAAGCAAATCCAGCTGCTAAGGTTGAAATACCTAACTGTCGAGACTTCAATATAACACTGTATCGATTGTTTTGTAACTGTGTTAATGAATCTTCTTGAAAGTCATACAAATTAAATTTTATTTTACCTCGTTTTGGATGTTGTATGTAACAATATTGTCGCATAAAGAATACAGGGTCTCCAGCACACATTTGATATTGCTGCTGAATGATTTCTTTTATGCTTGGATTTGCCATTAATTAATTGCTCCTACTATCAATTTACCAGTTAATACTGTAGTTAGTATGCCGCTACTAAACCAAATAATTTTGTTGTTGTACCATTTAGGTTGTAACTTTTTTTGTTGTTTGACATATAAATCTATGTTTTCTTCAAGCAAATCTATTTGTTGTTGTTTGTATTGTAACTGTAAACTATCTAGTCGTAATAATTCGTCTTGTTTTTCAATAACTGCTTCTTGTTGAGATATTAACGCATTGTTAACTGAATCTTGATAATATAATTCGTCTAATGTTTCTGATATATCATGTATTTGTTGTTCTGTAAAACAAGTATCAGTTACTGTTTGTCCGAATATAGTTATTGGAAATAGTAATATAAAAATTAATTGTTTCATTTTTTTCTTTTTGTTTTAGAAACAATATTTTTCTTTGCTGAACTTGTATTTTTCTTTTTTGCAGGGACTTTTTTTGGTGCAGGCTTACGTTTTTTGTTTTTTGTTTTTTTAACCGTTTCTTTTAAATCAGTTAATTCTTTTTTAACTTTACGCTTTTGTGTTTTTAATTGATCTTCTTTGCCTTTGACTCTTTCAATCTTTTTTTCGTTGTCGTCAATTTTGTCTTGAATTTTATCTGTAGACTTACGTGTAAACAGCTTTCCGATTGCGGCAATAATTCCTAGCACTCCGATTATGCTAACTCCGATCCATAATATTGATGATTTAATCTTGTTCCAAATTTTCATTTTTTTCTCCTATAACGTGTTTATTTAATTTATTTAAAAAGTCTTTTTTGTAAGACTCGAATCCTTGTGTAACTTTTTCTTCAAATTCTTCTGGAGTCATTTGCGCTGCCCATGACTCAGTATCTCCTTTTCCGTTGATAACTAGTTTAGATGCTTTTGTGTATGCTTCTCGAAGCATTTCTACATCTTGCTCTGCTTTTTCTAACCAAGCCAATGCATTGGTTTCAATTCGCTTTCGAGCATATTCTTCAAATTTTCCTTGTTTTTTTAATTCATGCTCCATGTCAATTACACAGTTAAAACACATACCGTGTATTGCTCGCATTTTTTTATTTAAATAATGATTAGGATCTACGTCTGTGCATGTAGATTTACAATTTGGAAACAGTCTTAACTCTTCTCGAACTTCGCTCAATACTTCAGAATTTTTTGGCTTGCGTGTGCGAAAACCATCGTGTTGTTCTACAACGGTTATGTTTCCATTTGCGTCTACAGTTTCCCACTTATCACCAATTTCATGATGTTCATTGCGTTTTTGTGTTGCATCAGCATCACTAAATCCTACTGTTTTTTTGGTTTGAAATTTATGTGTGCCGTCAAGCATTTGCTCGAGGGCTTTGATGTTTTGTAACTTGTTTGTTTTTGCCATAATGTTTATGCTTGATCAGATATATCTGATGTTGGTACATCTTGTATATCTTGTTCCGGTTTATCGTTTTTTGTGTGATCTGTCGTGCTAGGTTCTACATATTCTATACCTGCATTAGCTAATGTAGTATAAATAGCTTGTTTTGCTTCTTCTTTTTGATCTTTATTATGTTCAAATTGTGCAATTACTGGTTTTAATGCAGTCTCTACACCTAATGCTATACTTTCTCGATATACATCATCTAATGCTTTTGTAAAAGTTTCCGTGTCCTTTTCAATGTTACTACCAGATGTATCTTCTGCCGGTGGTGTGGCACCTGCGTCTGCAGGTGGCGTAGCTCCTGCATCTGGTGCTGCAGTAGGATCAGCCATTGGATCTGTCATTGGATCTGCTAGAGGAGCATCTGTTTCTCCTTGTTCTTGTATTGGGTTATACAATTTTAATAAAACTTTACGTCCCAATTGCTGTGCTACACGAGCATAATCTATATTGCCGTCTTTGTATTGTGGACTGTTTTTTATTCGTTCAATATTAGAATATAAGATTGGACTTTTTAAATCATCAGCTGATGCACTCATCGCCCACTTTCCTAATTCTACGTCGCTCGGTTCTGTTTGTTCTCGTAAAACTTTAACAATTTTCTTTCGCACATACATTCTCACAAGTTTTTCTTTTTGTGATTCGGATAATCTGTTAATAGATTCTTTGATACTATAAACACCGTTTTCCATAGCATCTAAATATCCTTCGCTATCTTCGATTTGTAATTTTTTAAATACTTTACGAGCATGCTCAGGAGAATAATCTCCTTCTTCAACTTTTTTATAAATATGATCTTTGATTTTTGGAACCATATTTTCTACGTCATCAATAACTTCACCGTTAATATTTCTTGGAACAAGTTCTTGAATGCCTTTTGATAAATTAGGAACCATACCGTCTGCGTCTGGTGCTGTGTAGTCTTTAATATCTTTACGTGTTTCAGGCTTTTGAGACTTTGCTTCGTCTTTTGGTGCTGTGTATTTAGTTTTATGTTTTTCTGCCATAGTTTTATCCGTTTATTTTATATAAATATTACCTTGCGTATTTTAACACTCCTAGTATCTGATTCACTGGAGCAAACGATCCTGTTAGCTTGTATGTGTTACCTCCATATGTAAACACTATGCCTTCAATTGGAACTATAGTATCAAAGCCACCCATTCGTTCTATTTTTTTTAATTGAGTTTCTAATTTTTGAAGTGTATCAGGATTATCTGATGTTTGCAAATCTTTAATTAACAACATTAAATCTTTTTTGATTTGTTTAACTGCTTTGTCTGGACTAGCTGCTAAAAAGTTTTTTATGTTTTTTAACACCACCGCGCCAAGTTTTAAAAATATAGATTCAAATGGTTCTATATTTTGTTTTTGATATGCTCGAAAATCTTTTTTATCAAATGCTGAAGTCCACTCTGCAAATGATTCATTTTCAATCATTTTTACAACGTTGTTTATTCTAGTAGACTTATCATTAAATGCCCAACGATTAGTTAGTATTTCTAAAACATTTTCTGGTATAGCATAATCTAATTGATATGCTTTTTCTCGAACAACATCTTTCCACCATGCTCTGTGATATTCAGATACTCGGTCTGTTTCTTTGAGTCCAAATTGATCTTTTAAACTGTCTATTTCAGCAAAGAATGCTGATTGTTGATCTTCAAAATCTTCTATACGACCCAATTTTAATTTGTTAGGCGGAATAAATGAAAATGTATTTTGCATATGTGCATTAGCATCTTGTATTACTTGTTGAAGCATGGTGCCACCGGTTAAGTCAGTTTCAATTACTCTTCCTTTTTCATCATATTCAACTAAGTTATGAAATTGAAGCACTGCTTGTTCATATGCAATAACATTGGTAGTAGCAGGATATATAATTTCCATGTTTGCAAACACTTTACCGTTTTTAAATATACGCATAAGCGTTTCCGGAGACAATTTGCTTAATGCTGCGGTCAAATCTTCTGCTGTTGCTCGAAAAGCGTCGACTACTAGTTTGTATCCTTCTGCTCCTTTTACTCCGTTTGCTTCTACTGATTTTTGATATTTTGCTTCAAACTCTGCAACAATTTCGTCTGGTGTAAGTGGATTGATTCTGGTTTTAATACCACGAGCAAAACCAGGCCTACCGTTTTTCCAAGTTACTTGAATGTTTTGTCCGTCTGTCTTTTCAGTAACAGCTTCTTCCATGTCAAGACGTCCTTCTAATGCTCTTGACACTATTTCTTTCATGTCATTGAAAGTTAACCCATGAGAATCATAAGGATGATTCATGTGACCTGCGGCACCACCTTCTGTCAATACGTTTTCTATTGTGTATATTCTATCAGACGGATTATTTGATCTCCAAGGACGTCGTTGCGCTTTAACTGTTCTCGGTATCAATTTAATTTGTCCTTTACTTTGATCAAAACGTAATTGAAACGGCATATGAATAGGAACGTCAAATTGATAGTCTGATGTTACTGCCGATGGATTTCGTTGTTGAAATTGTTGAACTATTTCTTCGCCATATTCAGACGATAAATCTGAAAATAAATTTTCTAAATCGTCTAATGTAATTGTTCCTTCATTTCTAGGATCATTTAAGCGATCTATAAAATGTGTAGTATATCCTTGAAAGTCTACGTCTATTCCGTAACGTTTAAAAAATCTGTCTATGGTTGGTTCTATTGATCTTAATTCATCGCGTGTAATATAATTTTCATATAATGGTGCACCGAACACAGTTTTACCAAAATTAGCAAAATCATATACAAATTCTTCTCCACGACTTCGATCTAAATGTTTTCTTAATTTTTTTATTTTTTTGTCGTGAGACTTGGCCATTTTAGTAGTTTGATAGCCTTCTGCTACTTCGTCTACATCTTCTGCTAATTGATTGCTCCACCATGATTTGCTGAACATTGATTCTTGTACACCGGTAAGCATTTGCCATATGTTTTTTATAACAGCTGGTTTTGCTCCTGGGTATGATGCTGCAAATGTTTCATAGTCGTTGTTAGCAATTGCTTGTCGCACAGTGCTAGCAGAAATAGGTTCACCAGTGCTATATGCTAATGGATCTACATCGATTTCTAACGGATTTACTTCTACGCCGGCAGGTATTTTTCTGCCTTTCTTGTCTCCGACTGTTTTGTATTTTTCTACGTTTCCGGCAAAGCTCAATGTTCTGGCATAATCATCTCCTTTTTTAGAAGCTGCCATGGCATATGTTCCTTGATCATCTTCTGGTAGTGCAAATAAAAATTCATACGCAGCCATTATGGGACTGTTAAAATCTGTAGCACGAAGTTCAATTTTAGAATTATTGTTGATTAATCTGAATATTTCATCACTATCAGCACGACTTACGCCGTCTCGTTCTTTTGGTCCTATGAGCATGATTACTCGTTCTACGTTAGAAGAATTTGCATAGCGTTGAGCTAATGCTAAATGGGCACCGGTGATTGGTTTGAACCCGCCTGGAAAAAGTACTGTAGTTTTATTCATTTTATATAAATATCATTTATTTGTTTTCTAGTTGTTTTAAACGTGATTCTAAATCTTGTATCTTTCCAACTAGTGCAGCAATTATAGCTCTATCATCAATATCTATAGGTACTTGTTTATCGCTTAACATTTCTTGATTTTTTTGAAATCCGTTGTCATCATACGCCCAATCTGGACCATATGTTGCAAATTTAGGCGATACATCTGCAGTTTCTTCTGCAATAAAACTTAAAAATTGTTTGCCATTATCTTTTGGATTTTTCATTTCAAAATATCTAGGCTGTAATGCTAAAATGCTATCATAAACTTTTGAAGGCGGTGACGTAATGTTTTTCTTTGTTTTTTGAGTCGATGTTGCATATGTTACTTCTTTTGTACTACTATCATATTTTAAAAAATGACTACCAACTGCATTATCAATGCCTGGTAAATATATTTCTCTATCTTCTGTTAATACAAATCCAACTCCGCTATCAAAAGGAGGAAAACTAGCGTCTAAGTTAAAACTACGAGCAATTTGTAATGAGTTTGTGTCTGTTTCAACACCAATTGTATATGGAACAGTTTCTGTTCCTTGTAATGAAATTTTTGGGTCTAGACTACTAGATAGACGTATAATTCCTCCATCACTATCACCATCACCTACACGTAAATTTCTACGAACAAGAAATCCGTTGGTTGACAGTCCACTAATGTTTTCCGATCCGCCAATTGGGTACATTGTCTGAACAGCGTTGGGGATCGCGCCTCTTATTGCTAATATTAAAATTGAACCATTAGTAACGTCTATTTGGTCATATTCATTTGGGGCACCTGTCCCTTTTGCTAAAAATCCATTAAGAATTTTTGTGTTACTTCCATTATTTTCAATACGTATATCTGTTGATTCTGCCCCCGATCCATAATCTGGTAACGCAACTTTAAAAATAGGTCGTACTAATGAACAAGCAATATTTACCGAGAGTCCAATTTCTCCCCCTTGTGAGCCATCGAGTATTAAATTATATGCTGGAGTATTAGATGAATCATCTGCAGTAACGTTATCAAAATATGAACTTGAGTTATGTTTTGTTATTTCGATAGTATTATTGAGTATTGCATTAGCTAATGCAGTACCTGAAAATAATGCATTACTCGCAGTAACATTTCCTTCAGGCGATAACACAAAATTACTAGATGATATTTCTATGTTACCATTACTACCACTTATAAATACAGTATTAGGATCTCCTAGAAAGAAATTTTGTGTTGCGATGTATAGTTCATTGTCTGTAGTAGAATATCTAAAATAAGTATCATTATTTAAGTATAATTCTAATCCAACTCCACTGTAATCGGCATTACCTTTTGTTTTTTGTCCTTTTAATGCACTTCCGCTAAAAAGCAAAAATCCAGGAAACCCAGATTCAAATCCTTGATATCCTAATGATCTTATAAATCCAGTTCCGCCGTCTCCCGTTATAGCTACTCCACTTTCTATACTATCTGCTACATACAAAGATCCAGTAAGCATTGAAAAATCACCATCTACATAACGATTACCACCTTCCCAATCTAGATTATCGACAAATGTTACTTGTTTACTTGCAACACCATCTATGTTATAATATTCTAATTTAAATGATATTTGATTGTCTATTTTATGTGTAGTTTCAATAAATGTTTTTAATCTGGTATAGTTAGGGGTATATCCAATATCATTGTCTGTAGTTGTTCTTACGTCAGCAATTTGCCAGACTCCGCTTTCTACTACAAATATAATAGTTCCGTGTCCGTTATTATCAGATTCAAATTCAATTACTTGATCGTCAAATCTTTGCGACTCGCCAGTAGCTCGAAGTTCTCCTACTCGTTTACCTAATGTTACCGGTAAGTCTTGATTTAACACATCAGTTGCATCAAAATTAAAAGCACTACCAGACAAGTATACGCCTAGTACAGGATCATTGTTTCCACTAACACTGCTACGAGTACCTAATGCATCAATAGTAACTTTGTATGAACTAGTTGCAATAAATACACCTTTATATGCATCTTTAGTTTGAAAAGTTAAAACGTGATTTTTTGCAGTTATATCTGTCGAGCTACCAATTAAAACTGCTTGATCTAATGATGAAGAAATAGATGCAGTTGTAGGTGCAGTGGCTTCGGTTGGTCCTAAATACGTATGTGCTTCCCAATATGTATCAATTATGTCTTGAGATGTAAAAATACCAACGCTAACGTCAGGTAACAATGAAGATGTACTAGGAACAAATATTTCTGTTTCTTCTAATTCAACATCATTAACCAGTTCAAATGCCCCAACGGTACCGTTATTGTTAGTGTATACTTTTACACGATTAACATCACCAGTTGCTGGTTCTAATCCGTTAACTTGTATATAAGCATATGATTGTGAATTTTCAGTTGCTATATATGTTGGAGTAGCTTCATATGTCAATGAATAAGTAGAAGGCTCGAAAGCGTTAAATGTATGTGGAAATATACTTTGGCTACTAAACACCGTATACTCTTTGTCTAATAATGCCGTAGTTGGAGTTAATATCTTTTTTATCGTAGACACGTAAGGCGTGGTAACAACCGTATACTCCGGTATAGGAGAAGGATTAACAGGTGCGGCTACTGTTATAGTTCCTGTTTTCATGTCAGAGATAAATTCGCCTCCAGTTAATTCAACAACTGGTTGTCCATTCTGTGTAATTAATTTTACTTTACCAGTATTATATGTTGGAAACTGTACAGTTGCATATTGTCTATCTAATTGAACTCCTACTTGTTCTGAAATAGTTACTTCGGGTAATTTATCAAATATAATTTCTGAATTATTAGAAACATTAGGATTAACTGGTACGGATCTTGACCAGCGCACGTTTACTTTGCCTTGATATTCTAATGGAGGCGTTGCGCCTTCTACTACTGATGCTTCTGCTACTAATGTTACTGTGCAATCTCCTGGCGATGTATCATCGTAAATATAAATAGCAATAACACGACTTTTATCTTCTTCAATAAAATTTATTACTTCTGAATATATTGGATTTCCATTGTAATCTAAAACTTCTATTCCGAGTGCGCCTCCAACTTTTAAATTTGTAGGATGTCCACGCAGTTTAAATAAATTTTTACCTGCAGTTAATTTTGTAGGAAATTCTGATATTTGAAAATAATCCGGAGATGTTAATGAAGGATCTTCATATAAAACCGGGATAAATTCTAAACCTTTATATACAGCTTCTTTACGTTGCATTGACAAGTATACTTTTTATATAAATATCAAACATGAAGAATCTGGCTGAATCCGTTTGTTTTGTTTACTTCTATTAAATTGTCTACCATATCACGCATTGTGTCTACGTGAGATATAATAATTGAAAAGTCAAATTTAGTTCGGAAATAATCAAATAGATTGCTAACTGCTGAAATATGTTCTGCATCTAAACTTCCCCAACCTTCATCGATTGCAATAAAATTTGGTCGTGGTAAAGCAGAAACGTTGATGAGTGCTATGCGTATTGCTAAACTAGATATAAATCTTTCCATACCACTTGTTAATTCTAATGGCCAATAATTTTCTTGATCGTATATAATATATCCATTAATATTTTTACCATCAGTATTCATAACCATGTTGAAATCTACTACTTGATTTAAAACGTTGTTTATTTCAGTTTCAATTTTAGGAATAGCTTTTGATACCAATTCATATGGTATTCCGTCTCTTTTAACTGACTTTAAATAATATTCATATGCTTTATATTCTGTTTC